TATATTGTCCTTCTGCTTCACTATTCATCATATATGCAGGATCTGTAGAAACTACACCAATACACATTTGACTTGCTCTTGCAGGTTCGACTTCATGATCTGGATGTCCGCAAACTGCTACTGCTGTACCAGCTGGAAGTTCTTCTGCTGTTGAATATTTTTCTGCCAAGTCAGCAAATTGTGCTTGTGTTGCTGTACCTTGGAATAGATTTGCAGCAATATTACCACTACTATCTCTTAATGCTGTAGAAGTTGGAACACTACTAAGGGCACCATTATATGTTACACCGCTTAGTTGAATACCTGTAGCTGTAGTAGCATTACCGTCAACTTGGTCTGCATAAACATTTGCAAACTTAAATGTTGGTGCACCTAAGTTATATGTACCAGTCATGCCAGGCATAATGCCTACAGCATTAACTGTAATTGAATGTGTTAGTGTACCACTAGCATTGTTTGCCTTAAATTTAATTACACTACTAAGACCGGAGTCATTAGCAATAGATGCCTGGTTATCGTTTTCAATAATAATTTTTAAATCATTATCATTGCCAATACTAATACCATCATCTGGGAAAATAGTTTGTCCAGTAAATGATGCACTGCCTGCTTGAATAAACTGGGAAGCATCAACTCCACCTAATTTATCAGCGTTGCTTGCTGTGCCCCAAAGACGATTAGTTTCGTTACCTAAATCTTCACTAACACCGTCTGTACTTACAGACTTTAATGTGATACCTGTTTTAATTCTAGGAAAGTCAGTGATTGAAATACCATCGTTATCTGCTGCTAAGGGATAATTTGCAACAGCACTGAATATAGCAACAGGCTCATCGTTTAGGGTAGCAACAATAGCTGAATGTGTAGCACCATTGGTATCAGTAAGTGTACGAGATTGCATTTGAGTAATACCTGCACCCGAACCTTGTGGACCAACTAAAATAAATGTTGTTCCGTTATACGCATAAAGTTGATTGTTAGAAGTGTCCCACCAAAAATCGCCTTGTGTTAGGCCTGATGGTTGCGTTGCACTTATTTCTGCTCCGCCGGTTGTTCTAAATTTTGTTCCGTCATAAAACTTTAATTTATTCGCCGAGCTATCAAACCACATCTGGCCGCTAATAGCTTTTGGTGGTGGATTAGCACCTGCAAAGTTTTCTAGCAAGAACAAAAAGTTTTCGTTTTGTATCTCGCCGTATCCTGCATAGTTTTTACCAATAAATTTTAAGTCAGTAGTCTGATCTACTGTACCATCTTCGATTACCGTTAGTATCGAATTACTATATCTGTCAATTTGATATGCCATTTGTGTATATCCCCTAAATGCGTATTACTATATTGTATTTATCGTTATACGCTTGATGTTAGTTCTTCATCAAAAACCCAGGCGCCGCCCGAAACTATAAACTGTTTCAAACCTCTTATCACTGTAGTTGTTGCTGTACCCGATGCTGTATTTCTAAAAGCAACGTCACGTACTACTGACTGGTTTTCTGTTCCATTTTTATCAACTAGCTCTTTAGTTAATTCTAATACTTCACCGTTATCAGGCTCTGTACTGTCTCTAACTGTAACTTCAATGCCGCCGACCACAACGTTTGCTGCTGTCGTAGTATGCACTCTTGCATATGTTCCTTCTACCTTAGTCGAAGCAGGATACAAATCATTAACAACACTTGCAATTTGTGTATTAGTTAATCCACTAATATCCATACTAAACACTACTGGTTCACTTGCTACAATAGTATCTGCATAATTTTTAGTTGCAACATCTTGTGGATTAGTAGGGTTTACTACTCCTGTAATTCGTTGTGTGTTAACTACAATAGTTCCGGCACTAGTTAAACGTAAAGCTTCAACTGTTGTCTGAATGGTTGAGTTGTTTATAAAAATATCATCAATTGTTAAATCGTCTAATTGTCCTATTTGGATAAGACCCAATGCTTGGGTTACTGATGCTCCAATTGCTGTTTCACTTATTACGTTTTCACCATTAACTTTATACCATTTACCTTGTGCTAGGTCAAAGTTATCACTACTAGTAAGACTTTCAGTTGCATTTTTCCATAACAAAGTTTTGTCAGTTGTTTCACATTTAATAATAAGGCCAGCATCTTCGAGAGATGGTTCTGATGGTAGGCCGCCCGATGACGGTGATCCTAATTCAATATTTTTATCTTCTACATTTAGCGTGGTTACATCTATCTGTGTTGTCTCACCTTGTACTAATAGATTACCGGTTATTCTTGTATCACCGTTAATGTCTAATGTATACTCGGGTGTGCTTTCAAAAATACCAATTTTCTTTTCTGAAGCATCAATTACTATTGCATCAATTAATTTTGAGTTTTCTGCCGAGCTAGTAACACGTATCTTATAATCGTGATCAAGTAGTCCGTTTTCAGTAACAAAACTTGTACCAACAATTCTCGAAATATTGTTTTGAGCAATACCAATTGTTAATCCATTACTATTAGATATTGTTAATGAACCAACTGTTGTGCCATCGGTATCTGCTGGTAGAAATTGTGATACGTTTTTAAAATCACCATTATCAGCAATAAGTGCTGTTGCGTAATCTGATTTGCCGCCATATGCAAATCCAGTTTCGTCGACAATGTTAAATCCTTTTTTAATTACAGAATCAAAACCTGCAATTCCTTGTCCAAGTGCAGGAGTAAATTCTAAATTACTATAAAGTCCAACAATCGATCCGCCAATATATAACCCAACTACAGTTCTATTTCTACTTTGTGTATCTAATATAGATAAAACTTCAAATCCGCTTTTACCTTGCTGTGCTGTATATAAAGGACCAGTAAGGTAAGTGTCATTACCGTCATTAAAGAATATTTGTTTAGTTGAATTATTAATCCATTGGTCGCCTGCAACCATTTGAGGTTGTGTAGGACTTACAATCGGACCGCCGGCGATGTTAAATGTTTCACCGTTATAAACTTTTAGTCTGTTTGTTGATGTATCATACCATATCTGACCCGTTAGTGGATTACCCGGTGCAGAACTATTAGAAAAGTTCTCCAATAATTTGATATAATTTTCATTTAAAAACTCACCAAATCCGCTATAATTTCTACCCACTAGTGTAAGATCAGTAGTTTCAACATCTATTTGCCCGTCAATTAGGTCAACTAATAGTGACCCGTCTGTTTTATTTAATTTATAGCTCATTATATGCTTCCAGTCCAGATAATATAGTTAATTGCCAAGAACGGATTCATAGTGTCCATAGCTTGCCCGTTTGTATTTGAAAGTATACCGCCTGAACTACCTAATGCTTGTCCAACGTCTGTACCTGTTGGAGAATCGTATGTAATTGATTCGCCTGCAGAGTTTACATTTTTTGGAACATCATTAATAGCATAGAATTGATCGCCGTTACTAGCTCTCAAATCATGTTCGTGTTCTGGTAAGTTTTCAATATCAATAACAGTAGTACTAGATCCGCCGTTATTTCCTAATTCACTTGCTTGTAGTCCAGTAACCCTGTTAGCAGGTGTGCCGCCTAAGTTATCTAAACCTAATGGGAATCTTCCACGTAAGTCAGGTATTGCAAAGAAAATGTCGCCACCGTCTGATAAATCAACCGCGTCTTTGTAGCTATATCCAATAGCATCAAATAGCAAAGGCCATTCAAGTTGTGATACTTCTCGTCCATCGCAGATTAGCCATCCTGTAGGTAACGGATGATCAGCATCAATAATACCTGCATACGGCATAATTGAACCTGGAGGATTAGTTGGTACAGATTCTAAAAAGGTTCTTTTACTTAATCTAAATAATCCAGTTGTACCTGTTAATCTATTAATAATAATTTCATCGTCATTTTCTGCAAATGTTGTTAATACTTGATTTGAAATAAATGCATTTGATATAGAAGTATTAAACGTCTTTGTTGTTCCGCCAGTTGACCCGTCAAACGCAAACGCCGGAGCACTTACATCGCCAGTTAGCTGGAATGTTGTAGCACTAGATAGTTTATCAGCACTTCCTGCTCGTCCGCCAACGTTACCTGTAACATCGCCTTCTAAGTTTCCTCTAAAAGTTGTAGCAAAAATAGTTGAAAACTTAGCAAGTTGATTACCTATGTTTCTTTGGTTAGTACTATCAGGTACAATATTTTGTGTAGTTAATAGTCCGCTAATGGAAGCATTTTGTCCAACATTTAAGTTTTTAGCAACTCCTAGTCCGCCTTTAGTTATAACAGATCCAATGCTGAATGTTGTACTATCTGTAGTGCCATTTACAAGAAGGTCACCGCTTACAATAACATTTCCAGTTACATCTAATGCTTCAGTAGGAGCACTATTATTAATACCTACGTTTGTATCTGAGTCAACTGTAATGACACGCTTAATTGTACCATTATTATTAACCTTAATTGCAACGTTTGAACCATTAATGTTTTGTGTAATTGTAGCATCGCCTGCTTCAACACCGATTGTTAATTCACTACTGGCACCTAATGAGATACCAGTATTATTTTTAATACGTAGCGGCTCTGTACTAACACTTGCAATGTCAGTCCTAACAAAGTTTGATGCAGAAACAGTTTCTCCTGCAATAATAAGATTTTCTGCTTTTTCTGCTGTTCCGTAAAACTTTGGTGCGCCGCCACCTGTAATATTGTTAGTAGATAAATTAATTCCTGGTCTAATATTTGCTTGTTCAAACCCTGCAATTGATGTTTTAGGGGAGAAGTTATTTGTTGAAATAATTGCTACCGGTTTTGCTGATACGTCAACTCTTAGAACAACATAATCAACATTGTCTGTGCCGGTAATAATTACAGGTTCAACTCCAGTGTTTAGTCCATCACTTAATTGCGGTCCTACTAGTATCCAGACTGAACCGGTAAACAAATATAATTGTTGTTTATTTGTGTCTACCCACAAGTCGCCTGCAACAGAATTAGCAGCATCTGGTTCGTTTGCTGCTTTTTTCAACCCTCCTGCTGCTACCCATGTAGTTCCATCATACAATTTTAATTGGTTACTAGTGTTTGAAGTATCATACCACATTTGACCAGTAACTGGATTTGACGGTTCTGAAGTATTTGCAAAATTTTCTAACAAGTGTAAAAAGTTTTCTGCAATAACAGCGCCATAAGCTGTAGTATTTCTGCCAGGCAATTTCAAACTAGTGTCAGTATTAATAGTACTATCTTCAATTACTATTTGACCGTTGTTTGCCTGATCAGTAAAGTTAATTTCGTATGCCATTTGTTAAACCCCCGATAAGCTCTGCACTCTCACGGTATAGTCAATTTGAATAAGTCTATTCAAACTTTTCTGTACTGGGTGAAAAATGACATGTGTTAATAATCTGCCTGTGCCAGTTGGCGAATAACCTCGAAGTCCTAGCTCGTCTATGATAAACAAACTTTCTGAATCCGAAGCGTTGTCAAATGCATCTTGGCCGCTTGGCTCACCGTAATCTAGCAAGCAAGTAATAAAAATGTCTGTATAGTTAGTACCAGTAACGTGACGTGTTTCAATCTTATTACGGACAGGATCTAAATTGTTCACGCTACGATCATCTACAATTTTAGTATATGTTTGATTATATAAACTAGCATTTGTACCAGTACTATTTGGTGTTAGGTATGTAATAATACCTGTAGGATCGACACTAGTGCCTCCATTGCCAAAGCTCATTTCGTAAATCCAGCCTTCGCCGGCATTTGCTAAACTTTCTGCTAATGCAATACTCATATTTTCGTAATGAATAGCATTACGTTTATCTACATGTACTTCGCCACTTTCGGGGTCATGGATTTTAATATGCCCTTGTAGTAGTACACCTTGCTTCTCGTTAATTTTGT